GTATATCGTCCGTGCGGGGGGGGCGCACTATTTCCCGAGGAGGGTCGTGAGGGCATGAGCCGGAACAGGGCTATCAACTGTGTGCTGTCGAGGACGGCGACGATGTTCCACTACGACCGCCGCGACTACAGGGGCATCAGGGGGCCCGTGGGGTCGGGGAAGAGCGTGGCGTGCTGCATTGATATGTTCCTGAACGCGAACGGGCAGGTCGCGGTTGACGGTGTGCGCCACTCGCGTTTCCTTGTCGGGCGCAAGACGTTCACGGACTTGAAGAACACGACGATCAAGACGTTGCTCAACTGGTTCCCGATGACGGCGATGCACTGGTCGCCGCCGCTGGAGGGGAGGCTTGAGCTGCCGTGCGTGAGGAACGACGGCACGAGGGCCGTCATTGAGTTTTTGTTCTACTCGCTGGACTCGCCGAGCATCATTGACAGCCTGATGTCGCTGGAGTTGTCGGGGGTGTGGATCAACGAGGCGGCGCAGATACCGTTCAAGGTCATCCACGCGGCGCACGGGCGCGTCGGGCGTTTCCAGCCGTTCCCCGGCGTGAAGCTGAAAAGTTTCGGGACGATCATGGACACGAACAGCCCGGACGAGAGCAACTGGTGGCACAGGCTGGAGCGCGTGGCGAAGCCGCAGGAGATCGCGTTCTTCGTCCAGCCGCCCGCGTTGCTGAAGCGCGTTGACGGGCGGACGGGGAAAATCTGGTACGAGGACAACGACGGGCGCGACCCCGCGATACCCGCGGCGGAGAACGTCGAGAATCTCGCGGAAGGGTTCGGGTATTACCACAAGCAGCTTGTCGGCGCGGACGACGACACGGTGAACAGGCTCATCCTGAATCAGTTCGGCGTGACGATGGACGGCAAGCCCGTGTACCCCGAATACAACCCCGCCGTGCATTTCTACGACGGGGGCATCCGTTTCGAGCCGGGGATGGCGTTGCTGATGGGGACGGACTTCGGGCGCACCCCTGCGGCGGTGTTCGCGCAGATGGGGGCTGACGGGCAGTTGCGGGTGATCGACGAGGTGACGGCGGACAACGTCGGCACGGAGGGCTTCATCGAGGAGTCCCTGCGCCCGCGCCTGATGAACAAATACAGGTTCCCGATGTGCAATCTTTTGAACTTCGCCGACCCTGCGGGGGCAAACCCCGATCAGGTCGTGCAGATGACGTGCATCCAGAACTTCAACCGCTACGGCATCCGCACCGTCCCGGCGCAGGTGCCGCAAAACCGCTTCGAGTTGCGGAGGGATTGCGTGTCGGAGATGCTGCGCTCGATGCGCGGGCGTTCCCCGGCCGTGCTGATCAGCCGCGACTGCCCCATGCTCCTGAAGGGGTTTAACGGCGGCTACCGCTATCGGCGTGTGCGCGGCGCGGACGAGCGGTTCTCGGACGCGCCCGAGAAGAACGAGTATTCGCACATCCACGACGCTTTCCAGTACCTGTGCTGGGGGGCGTTCAGAAGCGGCATTGATTACTCCGTGCCGGCCGACTGCCGCGGGGCGGGCGGCGCGGCGGCGGACGGCGGCATGGCCGTCGTGGAGCTCGGCGCGTTCGGCGCGTGAATCTACCCGGGTTTGACATCGGGCAAACCTTTGAGATGCTTGACCCATGAACGGAGAGAAATCAGCATTTGCGTTGCGGGAGGCGGACGGCGCGGGTTCGAGAGACCCGGACAAGGCGGAGCTTGCCGTGCGCTACGGCATCATCCCGACGACCGCGCCGATGTCCGCGCTGGCGCACCACGTCCACATGACGTTCCTGCGGAACGCCGAGCACCGCAGGGCGAGCGGCATTGACATGAGGCTAGTCCGGGCGATGCGCGCCTGCCGCCTGGAATACTCGCCGGAGGAAGTCGCGAGGCTGGAGGAGGCGGGGCTTTCGCCGGACGTGTACACGCCCATCACGGACGTGAAGCGCAGGGCCGCGTCTGCGCAGTTGGGCAACCTGTTCAACGCGAAGGGGCAGAAGCCGTGGACGCTCTCGCCCACGCCCGTGCCGGAGGTTCCGGCGGGTGTGCTGGCGGAGTGCATCAGGAAAGTCATCGGGCGGTTCATGGCGGTCTGCCAGTCGGCGGGGCAGGTGCCGCCGCCCCAGGCCGCGATGGATTTCGCGATGCGGCAGATGGGCGTGATACGGGACGAGCAGACGGCGTGGGCGCGGCAGAAGGCGGGGCGGATGGAGGAGCTGGTTTACGACCAGCTTGTCGAGGGCGGCTGGGACGGGGCGTTCGCGCTGTTCCTGAACTACCTCTGCACCTACGGCACCGCGCTGATCCTCGGGCCCGAGACGCGCGTCATGCCAGTGGCGGGGTGCAAAGAGGGGCGGCTGGGCGAACTGAAGTACGAGATGGAGTGCCGCGCCATCCCGTGCTTCGAGGCGGTCAACCCGTGGGACTGCTACCCGAGCCCGGGGGCGCGGAAGGTCACGGACGGCGCGTTGTGCGTCCGCGTCCGCTACACGGCGGACGAGTTGTGGCGGTACGCCTCGGACGCGAGGGGGAAGGGCGAGCCGGGCAAGGGCTGGATGCCGCAGACGGTGCGGTCGCTCCTGTCGAAGTACCCGGAGGGCGGGTGCAGGATACCGATGCAGCCCTACGACCCGATACGGCGGAGGCTGGAGAACGACGGCGTGAACATCGGCAACGACTGCACGCTGGAGGGCATCCGGTGCTTCTCGGTGGTGCGCGGCTCGGTGCTGCGCGACTTCGGGATTCTGAGGGACGCGGGGGGCAGGACTGTTGACCCGGCGCGGTTTTATCAGGCGGAGGTAATCTCCGTGGCGGACTTCATCGTGTACTGCCGCCTCGTTGACCCCCGTATCGGGATACCCGTGTCGAAAGGCGTGTTCTACGAGAGCGTGGGCTCGTGGTGGGGCGACTCGATCGCGGACAAGCTGGTCTCGTGCCAGAAGATCATGAACGCCTCGCTCAAGAACCTCGTGCGGAATATGGCGATGGCGAGCGGTGCGATGCTGTGGATGGGCGACGCGTCGCGGCTCGTGGACACAAGCCCCGGCAGGTTCCGCGCCGCGCCGCACAAGATGTGGGCGTTCAACACGGGCATGATGGGCGGCGGCGGGCCGCCGATGGGTGTCATAGACATCCCGTCCCACGTCAAGGAGATCCTGGACACGTTCGCGAGGATCAACGCGCAGGCCGACTTCGATTCGGGCATCCCCGCGTACACGGTCGGGGCGGGGCCGACCCCGGGCGCGCTGCGGACGGCGAGCGGCCTGGCGACATTCATGGAGGCATCGGGGCTTGTGATGAAGGGCGTCGCGCTCGGCGTTGACGAGTGCGTCGTCCGCAACGTGGTGCGGATGATGGTCAGGCGGATACTGGTTTACGGCGACGACCTGTCCGTGAAAGGCGACTGCGACGTGAACCCCTCCGGGCTTGTCGGGCAGTTGCTTCGGGCGGTGGAGAGCGAGGGCCGCCAGCGTGTGCTCGCGATGATCAACGCCGACCCGATGATGAAGCAGCTTGTCGGCGTGAAGGGCACGGTCGCGCTGATGCGCCCCGAACTGGACGCGTTGGGCATCAACCCGAACGACGTGCTGCCGGGCGAGCAGGAGATGGAGTTCTATATGCAGTTGCAGAAGGTACAGGCGGTGAACGCCGCGGCCCCGCAGGGCGGGGGGCAGGGCGGCGGGCAGCCCCCGCCCCGGCAAGCGGGGCGCGGGCGTGTGCAGGAGAGGAGGGCCGTGGCATGACGGGCAACGGGATAGAGGCTTTTAAGGCGGTTGCGGGCTCGCCCGCCTACCCCGGTTTCAGGGAGGCCCTTGAGTCGGAGGTGCGGAGGAACACGGAGCGGCTTTTCAACATGACCGACACGCTGGCGACGGCGCGGGTCGTAGGGGTGAATTTTGCTTTGAGACACATCGTGGATTCATTGGACGCGGCACTGGCCGGGACTGGCCCGAAGCCAACGGGCTCGCCGGACTGGGTTCCCGCGTTCGACTGACGGCGGTGTGAGACAAGGGAGGCGGCGCAATCCAAGCGGTTTCTTGCTGCGCCAGCCGACACCAACCCCCGGGTGGCACCGGGCTTGATGAGGAGGGACACAAAAGATGAGTAAGCAGGTAGGGGCGTTCGCGATGGATGACACCGGAGCGGACACAGGGACAGGCGCGGAGGCCGGGAATGCCCGGGACCTTCAGGCGCGTGTGACGGAACTGGAGGCGCAACTCCAGGGCGAGCGCGTCGAGCGCGGCCGCGTGAAAGCCCTTAGCGGCGAGAACGCGGAGCTGAAGGCGAGGGTTGCCGAACTGGAGTCGAGGGGCGTGATCCCTGACGAGCTCCGGGACACCGTGCCGGACGAGGTTGTCCGCGCGACGAGGCACATCGCCGATGACGCGGCGAAACGCAACGTCGCGCCGATAGACGCGCGGATGGGGCAACTGGAGACCACGCAGAGGCAGACGCAGCAGATGCTGCTCCGGCAGTTCAACGGGCGTGTCGCGGCGAGGTACCCGGGGTTCTTCCCGTCCGTCGAGGGCGGCGACAAGACGGCGCAGTGGCAGCGGTTCAGGCAGATACACGGCCTCTCCCTCAACCATGCGCTGGCCGCGCTCGACTTCGAGACGGTCTGCTATTTCATCGACAGCTTCTACCGCGAGCTCGGTGTCCCGCCTGACGCGGGCGGGGCAGGTGCGCCCGCACCCGACCCGCGCCCTGACGCAGGGGGCGCAAGCGTTGCGCCGCAGGGCGGCGACGGCCAGAGGAAGTACACCTTCGCGGAGTATTCGGGGATTCTCGAAAAGGCGCAGAGGGACTTCCACAACGGGCGGCTGTCCGGCAGGGACTACAACGCGGTTACGGTTCAGATGCAGTCCGCGTTCAACGAGGGGAGGGTCCTGGAGCCGGAGTAGGATGGCCAGGGCTGACCCGCGGGGGATGCGGCGGAAAGGATGTTTGTTATGCCGAATCATGCAGTGGGGGGCGCAGGGAAACTGTACACCTCCAAAACGATGTGGGCCCCTGCCTATAAGCAGAGGTTCCGCGACCAGGCGCTCATCACGCGCCTGACGAACGGCGACTGGAAAGGCCAGTTCAAGGGGACGGGCACGGAGTACAAGGTGCCGTGCCTCCCCATCATCAGCACGCGGAAACGCCGTAAGGGTGAGACCGTGAAGTACCAGACCCCGCAGAACTGGGAGGAGGCGTTCATCCTGAACCGCGAGCGCGACTTCGCGTTCAAGGTGACGGACGAGGACAGGCTCTTCTCCTACCTCGGGGTGGACGAGCCGTTTGTGGCGGAGGGCCTGCGGCAGATGTCGGAGGACGTGGACGTGGAGTTCTTCGCCGATG